CTTTAAGTTCGTCAGTGTCTTTAGTAAATTTTGTAATCGGGCCTTTGTTTTTCCCCGCCGGTATGCCTATTGCACAGTACCATCCTCCAGATGGTACAACATGATGTATTAAGTCAATGTTCTCCATATTATTATTTTCAGAGGGTACTTATCCCCCAAGTCCTCTCGGTAAGTTGAGCAGTTATGCTAGTGTGCGTATGAGAGCAGTAAGGCTTTTATATCATCGGTCAGGTCAGGGTGTGGATAGTGCGTACCCTGGAACCAATTATAGATAGTCTGTCTGCTAACCCCCAACTGGGAAGCAACTTCAGCTACAGGTATCTCTTGCTTGATACATACCTTGCCTAGCTTGACTCCCAGTGAGGATTTGTCAGCCTGTCTATTAAGACTATTGAGCCGTGTGGTATACCCGTAACTCATTAGTCGTCATCACTCCCCCACTCGTCTAACAGAGCGGCTAAGTCATCATCGGCAGCAGGCTTTTCAGCCTTATCTTTAGTGCGTTTAGTAGGCTCGGTAATGGTGTCACCATCTTCTTCCTCTTCAACTACGCCAAACATATCTTCTGCGGCTTCTTCTTGGGGAGAACTGTCTTTGGTAAACCCTTCTTCTACCTCAAACGGAGAAGTAGTTTGGAGTGGTGCGTAGTCAATAACCTGGACGCCACGTAGACGTAAAGAAACACCGCAGTTACTCATTTTGTAAGGGACTAACTCAAGGGCTACGTTAATAGTACTACCAGTAGTAAGCTGAAAGTCTTTGCCAAGTCTCTTGTTATCAGCATCAAATTGAGCAGGGCCGCCCGTCGCACGGTTGCTGTAGGCAGCTTTAAGGTTGGTTTTAGCGATAAACGTCCCATCCTCCTGCTTCTTAAAATTAATAGGCAGTTTGGCAGGCCAGGATTTATCTTTGGCGGCTTTGTAAGCTGCAGTCATAGCACGGTGTAAATCTTCGGCTTGCGCCTTGTCCAGTACTATTTCCATTTCATACTTCGCGCCATCTTCCATAGCATCGCAAGGAACAGTTTGTCCGTTAGCTCCCGCTTTGATGTCAAAACGGTAGGGTTGGTCAAGCCGGGGGTAACGGGCTTTAGTACCCTTCAGTAAGTAAGTTGTGTTTTTCATATCTTCGCTCTCGGTAAAAAGGTTAAGTAAATTAGCATCAGCTTCTACAAGCTGAGTTATGGTTTGCATCTCCTCCTCTGCTAAAGGACGAGAAGGTTTGAAATACATCTTTGGTACAGCGTCATGCACAAAATATATTTCGGTTAACACAGTGTGAATGCTTTCTCCGTTAGGTTTTAAATAGTCTATGTACTTGTATAGACTCATTTTGTTTACTGCTTGAGCAAATAAACTTGCGCCACCTACACGTAACTCACACACTATGTTGGTATTGTTTAACACCAGTTTAATAGTGGTAAAAAATTTACAGGGTTTAGAACGACTGCCACGGATGTTTTGGGGGCAATCAATACAACGCTTAGTCTGTCGCGTATCCTCCTTCACATCAGGATGTGGGTTCTGACTATCCAGTGACCAACATTTTAATTTCTGGTCATCTCCGTAAAAATTCCTAGACAGTGTACCGCTATCTGTAATGACACCTTCTATAGATAATTCTGCTTTCCCACTTACAGGATGTAAAAAGTAACCGTCCCGTACAGTAAGTCTACTCATTTCTTCGTGGGTTTCCTTACTGAAATTGCATATCTATTTTTGGCCTGTAGACCTTCGGGTGTTACATCAGGGTTGTCTGCTAAAAACTCTTTCATGTTCCCGTTGTGTATTCTTTTCTCTAACAAGTATGGAGCACTGTGTTCTTCAATGAAGGCATACATCCGTTCCCAATCACTTGTCCAAAAGCTAGAAATAACACGGCGGGATACTGTTCCAGAAGGAGTCTTTAGCCCATCTGCTTCCTGCGACTCACAGAGCTTGAGGAGTTCGTCACTGACTGTATCCTGTTGCTCTTTGAGCTTCTTTATCTCTTCGTCTTTATCTTTTATAGCGTTACGAATCTTTAAATAGACCAACACTAATTTATTTGCTGAAGTTTCCATCGCACCTCCGTAAAAGGGACGATTAGTTTAGCAGGGGGTCTTTTACATTGTCAAGCATCTAATTCCTGTCGGTACAAATCAATTATCTTATTGTGATTTGTGATGTTGTTTTGGAGCATTGTGTAAAGTCTGTCCTCCACTGCACTACCCCTAATATGGATAACATTCATGGGGTTATACTGCCCCGGTCTGTTTATCCTGGCGTTGGCTTGGAGGTATGTCTCTACGCTAGTAACAGGAGCGTACCAAATTATTGTGTTAGCTGCGGTAAGAGTTAACCCATGCGATGCAGCTTGGGGCTGTATAATGAGCACACGGGGGTCAGTTTCTGTTTGAAAGCGGTTGATAATGTCAGCGCGTTTGTTGACTGTTACTTTCCCCGATATGATTTTGCATGTGATATTTTTCTTAGTGAGAAATTCTTCAAGTAAATTAATAGTATGCGTAAACGGAACAAAGACCAGTACCTTGTGCGATGACTCGTCTATTGCTTCTTTGACAACCCTTAGTCGGTTGCTCACATCAAACTCAATTACTTCTTTAGTGTCTGAATAGACCGCACCCCCGGAGATTTGCAGCAGCTTGTTTAAATTGACAGCTGCATTTACGGATGTTACCTGCTCACCTGCAGCACTCATCATCATTTGATCTTTAAGTGTCTTGTAGTACTGCGCTTGTTGTTTAGTAAGAGGTGCGTCTCGTTCTACGTAAGTAACAGCAGGCAAGTCTAAACACTGGTCACGTTCAAACCTGATAGCGGGCTGCAGTGCTTTATGTACAGTAGTATCTGCATCGGGTTTTGGTCGCCACATATACTGGGTTAGCTTGTACATAACCTTATCCCTAAACTGCCCAAAGTACTTGGGCACACCGTCAGGATTTATAAGCTTAGCTAAACCAAACGCGTCTACAGGCGATTGTGCTGCTGGAGTACCAGTAAGCATCCACACCCAGGGGATGTTAGTAATTATGTCGCGGAGTGTTTTCCACCGGTTTGTCTGGGCGTTCTTATAAGCATTGGCTTCGTCCACAACAACCATGTCGAACCCACCATTTATAATCTCGTCTTTCATTACTGCAACACCCTCAAAATTGATGATTACAAACTCAGACCCTGCGTTTATTATCTTGCGACGTTGGGCAGACGTGCCGTGTGCTACAGAGCATGTGCGGTGCATAGCAAACTTAAACAAATCCTGCTGCCATGCAGACTTCATAATAGACAACGGGGATATAACCAACACTCGTTTTATCTCACCCAGGTTCATAAGGTAGTCGGCTGCCCATATCACAGAAGCTGTCTTGCCTGTACCTTGCTCGTTAAAACAAAAAGCTTTTTTATGGAGGGTAAGAAAGCTAGACGTATAACGTTGGTGGTCAAACGGTGTAAGCTTGCCCGACCATTTGTAGTCTCGGTCTATTGGGGAGGGGACATCTTTAACCTTTAGTCCTGCTAGTACTTGAGCTTCATGTAAGCCCCACCGTACTATTATTTTAAAAACCCCTTCCTCTTCGCTAAGTATCTTGTACTTCTTGACGTTCTCTGTAACTAAGTGTGGGCGTTTGGTTTTTAATATAATCGCCTTGTTGTCTATTACCTGCATTGGTTATCCTTTATCTTTAATTCTATGCAACAGCTTAATCGGTTATCTTTTACGTCCTCTTATTGTGCCACCACGTTTAGCCGTCTTCATTGCCCCTGCTTTAGTACGGGGATAAGAAGAGTTGGTCCTTTCTTTCTTAACCGATAGGTTACTAGGGGCGTTACCCCCTCCCTTCGATATAGGAGTCTTGTGGTTAACATGCTTGCCATCACCCGTAGACACCACACCTTTTGCTTTCATCGTGTTGCGTGCCGCATTACGCACAGCCCGGTTTTTCTTTTGCTCTGCTGTGCCTTGGTAATTAGCGTATTCTTTCTTATAGTTGCGTTTCTTCGTTGACATTATTGCCTCCTAATACATCATAGTCTTTGTTGACAAACCCTTCTTTACTACCTCTAATAAAAGCAGCTCTAACCCACGTTGTTTTACCATTACTAAGTCTACGGATATGCCCTCTTCGTAAGTGGCTTCTTACACCACCGTGCCCACCACCAACATTTTCGTAAGGGCTATCCCAAGTTTCTCCATTTATTGACAGCACATGGTAGTCAAAAGATTTACGTGACTTATGTTTTTTCTTTTGTCTACGCGAGCCTACTACAGATAATTTTGGGGCACCTCTCTTTTCTACTTTTACATTCTCTAAAGATAACAACATATGTAAAAACACCAACGAAATTGTTAAACTCTTGAATTGATCTTGAAGCACCTCCAATACGTATGTGTCTTTCATCAAACCTTGCAGCCTTGCAATATGCAGATTAGTTGCAAGGTCCTTACTTGCGAACATTAGTTTGTATCCATAGTCATCAGGAACCATTAACGCTTTAATTGCATAAGGATTCCATTCC